CAAAGGTAAAGTTTCTACAATTTTTGAAGCTCGTGTTAATGACCGTGTTCTTCAAATTGAGGAAGAAATTGAAAACCAATATGCAGGTATGCTTGAAGAAGCTATCGACACTATTAAAACTGACCTAACAGAGAAGGTAGATGATTACCTATCTTATGTTGTTGAACAATGGATGGCAGAAAACCAAATCGCAGTTGAGTCCGGTCTACGTGCTGAGTTGACTGAAGACTTCATTGGCGGTTTGAAGAACTTGTTTACAGAACATTACATTGATGTTCCATCCGACAAGGTAGACCTAGTTGAAGACCTCGCTTCCAAAGTTGAAGAACTTGAAAGCAAGTTGAATGAAGAAATCGAAACTGGTATTCAATTAAAGAAATCTCTAATTGAATCCTTTAAGACAGAAATTGCACATGAAGTCTGCGAAGGACTCACAGCTACTCAAGCTGAAAAAGTAAAATCGCTTGCAGAGAGCGTTGATTATTCCACAGAGGAAGAATACAAAAATAAGCTTGAGACAATCCGTGAGAACTATTTCCCATCACATGCTAAAAAGGCAGATGTGAAAGACCTACATGAACAAGTGGAAGACGGCAGTGAAAAACCACAAACATCTGCTGACCCATATGTTGCATCAGTCATGCAAGCAATTTCGAAAACTAAACTCTAATTAAACATATCCACAAGGAGATAATATGTATTTGTCCGAATCACTACAAACAAAATGGCAAGGCGTACTGGATCATCCAGACCTGCCTGCTATTAAAGACCCATATCGCAAAGCGGTAACTGCGGTCATTCTTGAGAATCAAGCTCAAGAAATGCAAAAATCTGCTGGCATGCTTTACGAAGCACCAACCAACTCTATGGGTTCTACAGGTTTCTCCGGTGGTTCCGCCGCTGCAGGTCCTGTTGCCGGTTTCGATCCAATCCTAATCAGTTTGGTTCGCCGTTCATTGCCTAATCTTATTGCTTATGATATCTGCGGCGTTCAGCCAATGACTGGACCTACAGGTCTTATCTTTGCAATGCGTACAAAATATGCTAATCAATCTGGTACAGAAGCTTTCTTCAACGAAGCGAATACTGGTTTTGCTGGTTTGGGTACCTCTGGCAACGCAGCATTCGCAGAAGGCTCATTGCCAACTGAAGTGTTCACATCTAACGCTGCTCCAGTTGGCGCAATGACTACAGCTCGTGCTGAAGCATTGGGCACTGCTAATGAAGCTGCTAATGCATTCCAAGAAATGGCATTCTCTATTGAGAAAGTTACTGTTACTGCAAAGACCCGTGCTTTGAAGGCAGAATACTCAATGGAACTTGCACAAGACTTGAAAGCAGTTCACGGTCTAGACGCAGAAACAGAATTGGCAAACATCTTGTCTTCTGAAATTCTTGCTGAGATTAACCGTGAAGTTGTTCGTACAGTTTACGGCTCTGCTAAAATCGGTGCACAAGTTGGTACAACTACTGCTGGTATTTTTAACCTTGACACAGACTCTAACGGTCGTTGGATGGTTGAGAAGATCAAAGGTCTTGCATTCCAAATTGAACGTGAAGCTAATACTATTGCCAAGACAACTCGTAGAGGCAAAGGTAACATCATGATTTGTTCATCTGATGTTGCTTCTGCTCTTGCAATGGCTGGCATTTTGGATTACAATTCTGCATTGCAATCTCAAGTTAGCTTGACAGTTGACGATACAGGCAATACATTTGCTGGTACTATCTTTGGTCGTATCAAGGTCTATATTGACCCATACTTCCCTGCTAACTTCTCCAGCGAATTCGCTGTTGTTGGTTACAAAGGTACTAACGCTTATGATGCTGGTCTGTTCTACTGCCCATACGTACCATTGCAAATGGTCCGCGCAGTTGATACAGGTACTTTTCAACCAAAAATTGGTTTCAAAACTCGCTATGGCTTGGTTGCAAACCCATTTGCAGAAGGTACAACTCAAGGTTTGGGTGCATTGAACACACAAACTAACAACTACTACCGTGCATTCCGCATCAGTAACTTGATGTAATATAAATCTCCGTTAAGAGAGATACTTAAAAGAGGGACAGAAATGTCCCTCTTTTTTTTGCTTTATAAATACCACTATGACAGCACTAACAAGAAACCCAACCAATCCCAATCACTTACAACCGAATAAGTTTATATTGACGTTTGGAAGAACGCCTAATATGACCTATTTCTGTCAGTCTTTAAGTATACCTGGCATATCATTAGGTGAAGTACCAGTCACTAATCCATTCTTAGATGTTTATTCTCCTGGTGAGAAGGCCATCTATGACTTATTGAATGTAACCTTTATGGTTGATGAAGAATTAAAATCTTGGTTAGAGATACATGATTGGATTCGTGCAATGACTTTTCCAACAGAGTATGCAGAGTACAGAGAATTGGCTAGGCTAAATAAGTTTGTAAGTTCTAGGAAAGATGCCAAGCCACAATTCTCTGATGCTTCTGTGGTATTGTTATCATCTTCAAATTATCCTTACTACAGATTTAATTTTCACGATGTTTTTCCAACATCAATATCTACCTTCATTATGAATACGCAAGATGATCCAAGTACCATCATTACTGCCGATGCTACATTTAGGTATACTTACTACGATGTAGAAAAACTTTTCTAATATCGCTTGACAGAAGGTTACGGTTAGTGTAACCTTCCGATTAAAGGATTTTTATTATGCAACAACTGAATGATTTACTAGAAATGTGGCGGCAAGATGCCGATATTGACCGCACAGAACCCGGCAAAGCCTTGCTGGATATTCCCAAACTACACAGTAAGTATCTCAATATACTCTCAAAGCACCGTTTGCTTGCCAAAGAATCTCAATTCAAATACAATAAAACAAAGAAGTTGAAATGGGAATACTACACAGGTAAACTAGACGATGATGATTTGGCCAAGTATGGATGGAAACCATTTCCGTTTGTACTTAAAACCGACATTACTACATATATGGATAGCGATGAAGATATGAACAAGTATCTTGCTCACAAAGCCATGCATGATGAAATCGTTGATGTATGCACCGCTATACTTAAAGAGTTGAACAGTAGAACATTTCAGCTCCGTGACTTTATAGCATGGGAAAGATTTATACAAGGTGTCGGATAATATAATATTACATAAGAAGGATGAAGCATTCATCCGATTTGAGTGTGACAGAAACATAGCACAAGAGCTATCAGACTATTTCACATTCTATGTTCCAGGTTACCAGTTTGTACCTGCGTATAAGAACCGCCTATGGGATGGCAAGATACGACTGGCAGACCTGAGAACATTTGCGATATATCATGGGTTGATTCCTTACATTCAAAAGTTCTGTGAAGAACGAGATTACAAGTTACACATTGACCCTCATATCACAACAACAGAAAACTTCTCTGCAATTGAGGCTGATGAATTTGCCAAGTCTCTAAAATTGCCACATGAAGTTCGTGACTATCAATTAAAATCTTTCATACAGGCAATCCGTAATAGACGGATTCTTTTATTGTCGCCTACTGCGTCAGGCAAATCCCTCATACTCTACTTAATTGTACGCTTTTTACAGCAAGAACACAAGAGGGGTCTGCTAATTGTGCCAACTACATCATTGGTAGAACAGATGTATTCCGATTTTGAATCTTATGGTTATGAGTCAGAAGAATACTGTCACAGACAATACTCAGGTAAAGAGAAACACACTAGGAAGTTTTTGACTATTACTACATGGCAGTCAATCTATAAGAATGAAAAGGATTGGTTTGAACAATTTGATTTTGTTCTTGGTGATGAGGCACACCAATTTAAAGCCAAGTCTTTAACTACTATTCTATCTGGTTGCACTAACGCTAGATACAGAATTGGTACAACTGGTACATTAGATGGTACACAGACACATCGTTTAGTATTAGAAGGACTATTTGGTCCAGTTTATAAAGCCACATCTACTGCCGAGTTAATTGATAAAGGCCAACTGGCAAGTTTTAAGATTAAATGTTTGATACTTAAATATCCAGACCCTATTTGCAAAGGTGCTAGGTTATGGGACTACAACAATGAAATGGATTACATCGTTGGTAATAAGGCTCGCAATGAATTCATACGCAATCTAACCTTATCTTTGACTGGCAACTCACTTGTTTTATTTCAATTTGTAGAGAAACATGGTAAACAACTACACGAAATTATTAAAGATTCCGCAGGTAAAAGAAAAGTATTCTTTGTATTTGGTGGCACCGATGTTGAGGTTAGAGAATCGGTTCGTGCAATTACTGAAAGAGAAAGTGATGCTATTATTGTTGCTTCATATGGCACTTTTAGTACAGGTGTCAATATTCGTAACCTACATAATATCATATTTGCTTCTCCTTCAAAGTCAAGAGTTAGAAATCTACAGTCAATTGGCCGTGGTCTCCGACTAGGAGAAAATAAAGAAGAGGCAACTTTATTTGATATAGCAGATGACTTTAGAATTGGCAAATTTGCCAATTATACCTTGAAACATTTTGTTGAACGTGTTAAAATATATGATGAAGAAAAATTCAATTACAAATTCTACAATATCGAGCTTAAAAATGCCTGACTTAGTACCAAACATCCGAATTGTCCGTTTGCAAAGTGGTGAGGACATTATCGCAGATTGTATTCCTAATTTAGATGAAGAAACCGTGGAATTAAAAAGACCCATGCATATTATCTTTAAAAGAATCCAAACTGGAAGAAGTATTATGATGATGATGCCTTGGTTGCCTGTTGAATTGATTAAAGAAAACACAGCTCACATCTATGGTGCAGACATTCTAAGTTATTTAGAACCCAAAGATGATTTGATTGAGTATTATAATAATGCTGTTAATGATGAAGATTTAGAGATTGCTTCTACTAGTTCTATTAGGCCTCAATTGTTTAATGAAGATGAAGATGAAGAACCAACTGATGAAGAATTAGATGAAGAAGAACTACAAGAGTTAATCGAAGAACGAAAGAAAAATAGGATACATTGATATGTTATATGATGATGTGGTAGTTGCTAAACCATGGGGCAAAGAGTATCTTTGTTACCGAAATAATAATGTTGCGATTTGGTTTTTGCATATTGAAAAAAACCAACAGACCTCAATGCATTGTCACCCTAATAAGAACACAGGGTTTGTTGTACTAGAAGGTGAAGTTGAACTGTCACTCTTACGCAATACTATACCTTTAAAGGCCTTAGATAAGATTCATATCTTTAGGTCTAGGTTTCATTCCACTAAGGCCATATCAGACGGAGGTGCATTCATTTTTGAAGTAGAAACTCCTGAAGACAAAGATGATTTAGTACGATTAGAAGATGCATATGGCAGAGAAAAGACTGCGTATGAAGGCAAAAACTTTCACACACCAAGAACAGAAGATTGTCTAATGATACCTGATGCTGAAGTTAGTCCTAAACCTTTTATGTTTCAAGGTTGTGAAATCTCCCATTTAAAATTGGTGAAGAATGATTTATTGGACCGAAAAGAGGAAGAACTATTCATCATTACAGATGGTGGTATAGTTACTCAAAAAAATCAAAATATTGTGTGGCCTGGTGATGTGATTGATGGTAAAACTTTAGGTAGATTATTAAATTCATTTCAGTTACATGCATATACAACCATGATTAGAATTGTAAAATGATACACTTGTTTGATTTAGATTTAACAATATGGGAATGTTTAAATAAACATGGCCATTCAATTTGGGCCAAACAAATGGTTGCGCCATTTAAAACACAAGGCAATATAATTACCGATGATGTTGGTTCAACTTGTTTTTTAAAATATGGTATAAGAGATTATTTGGATTATTTGAGAATTGAGAAACATGAACTTGGGTTTGTATCGGCAGGAAGATACTTTGGTCTACCTGATAATTTTCAACCATCTATAGTATTGTTGAAAGAGTTTCAAATATACCACACGTTTGACCTTATGCGGGTACTTGAATACAAAACTTACAATAAGGCCAACTTGGTAAAATTTATGAACGCACCAGTTGTTTTCTATGATGACAATGAGGATGTGCTAAATAGTATTAGTGAGATAGAAAATGTAACAGCAGTTGACTCGAAAGAGATTAAAGACTGGACTAAATTGATAGGAAATAAATATGACAGATATATTGTTCGTACACCCTAATGCATCAGAAAAGATTTATCAGGGATTAGCAAAGAATAATGCCGCTATTGAGCCACCTATTTGGGCAGCAATGCTTGCCAATAGTGTTCGTACAAAAGGGCACCGACCAGAAATCTTAGATGCTGAAGTAGAAGGTTTAGATTACCTATCTGCGGCAAAAAGAATC